TTATCTTATCCTATACACTTTATGATAATCTTAAGTGGGAAGATAGCAAGGATGATCTAAAAAATAAAAATATTCTCTTTTTAGAAGATAAGCTTGATGCTATTGACCAACTGTTTAAAAAAATTGAAGATGATAAAAAAAATAGCGGATAAAGAAAAAATACCTCAGGAGGATATAGTGAGCATTGAAATTAATATTACTTATGCGCAGAAAAAGCTACATAGTTTTATCTATATAAAAGAAAAGTATAGGCATTTATTTCCTGAACCCTGGACAAAATTTCAAATTGAGGACCCTTATGAAAATAAAACCTATATTGTGTATTTAGAATCTTATTATAGAATACCGGGTTTGGTCGGCCTATTCAATAAATATCAATTCCTAACAGAAGGGTATGAATTTTATTTAGAAGTAGTTGAAGATAAGAAGAAATACCGAATAAGATTTGATAATTTAGATCAAATAAAACTAGATAATAAAAGTATACCTATAGATGAGGAATCTGGCGATGCTTTTACTGATCTTGAATTACTGACTTATAATACCGATAACTATTCTAACATTACTGTAAAAGAAGGACAAAGGACATTATATTTACATTACAAAATAGAAAGAAATAAAAAAATTGTTAATTTGGCTAAGGCTTTGGCCCTAAAAAATAATAAAGAATTAAGATGTGAAGTTTGTGGATTTTCTTTTTTCGAACATTATGGGGATCGGGGTAAGAATTTTATTGAAGGACATCATGTCAATCCGCTTGGATTAGTTGATGAAAGCGTCGAAACAAAAATTGAAGACATTAGACTACTCTGTTCAAATTGCCATAGTATGATCCATATAAAGTATCCATGGCTTACTATTGAAGAATTAAAAAACGTATATCTTTCAAAATAAATAAAAGTAATGATTATTTATTAAAATTTAAGAATTAGTAACTTAGGGAATTATTTTAATTTTTCGTCCAGTTTATCTAAACCTTTATTTGAGTAATGTTCAAAAAGAACTTTTGCCACATATATTAAAATTCCTCCTCCAATTAAACTAAAAATGCCAACAGGTATAATCAACAAGTTAAAAAGTGTGCTAGAAATTGCCGCATTTAATTCATCTTGGCTTATATCCATAGTAACATTTAACTCACGATTATTAATTTCGTTTAGACTTGAATTTATATCTTTTAAGTTATTAGACTGTGATGTCAAATTAGAATTAATATATCCTAATTCCTTTGAGTTGGCTAAATTAAGAGAATCTATTTTAGTATTTAGGGCATTTAGATTTATATTTGTCATATCTAATTTTGAATCATTAAAGTTAGTTAGAGCAGTTTCAAGATTTTCCATATCCGTGTTCAATTCATTTAAAAAATGTATATTAACTAATATATTAGCACCAATACATATAATTAATGATATTAACAATGTGATTATAATTTTAGATTTACATTTTTCTTTTGACATGTGCACTAGTTTGTATCTTTGTTTATAAAAATATTTACCAAATAACCTTATCTCTCTTTCTCTTGCACTTTTTACAAACTAAAAAAGTCTTCTCTGTTTTAAGATCATAACAATAGCTAGCAGACATCTCAATCGGCCTTGCAAGAACTATCTCACATCTAGAACAGTAATATTCATTCATGCTTTCATAATCCATGCCACTTCGTAATATTTTGGTCTATTGTTAAATGTTGCACCTTGGGTACACTGCTTCATAGTCTGACCGTCGGCATAGAATCCGTTTGTCCCTATTGTGATTGAGTGAGCCCCTCCCGTTGTTCCAGGGGCCGTTGTGGAGGTTGTTATGCCCTGTAAGAAACGGTCAATCAGATTTGGAGTTCCATTGTTACCATCGCAAAGGAGCCATCCAGACGGGATGCTTGCCAATGCACCACTCCATGCAACAATGACCCCTGGAGGCACATATGAAGGCAATCCAGAAACTACATTTGTCATAGAAGTTATTGAACTGGCCCCTGCAATAACTGTCGCAAGCAGCATTGCATCATCCGGCGCTGTCCCTGAAGTTGAGATTGTAAGCCAGTTTGCGCCGTTGTCAGAATGCAAGTAAACATAGTTTGTGTTGCTCGCAGTTGCCGTGAGAGATTCTACTGCATCAGAAACAATCTGAAACATTCCCCCGGCAGCATCTTTCACATAAGCCGTTCCAGCTGCAACATTTAAATCCAATCCACTATCCACTGAAACAGTAAATCCAGTCTTTATTCCTTCAGAGAAGAAATCCCCGAAATACTGCCTAAAATCAGCTGAGGCAATATCCTGCCCAGCTGCAACCTTTTTAGTAAATGTCATAATATCCCCTAAAATTCTATTACGTAATAAACTGTCATTGTTTTTGTATTATCAAATATTTTAGTTGGCGAGATTAGCGAGTGGGTGAGAAGATCAGTTTCATTGTAGGCATATAATCCAAGTTCGGCCCAGATCCCATAATAACTGGATTCTGTGCTATCAAAATAATAAGTTGATTCGGCCTTGTTAGAATAAGTGTTGTTATGCAAACTATTCGGCACATATGACTTCAAAGATCCAAGTTGTGTTTTTAGGGCCAGATCTGTTGCAGCGACTGCAGTGCTTCCAGTGCCTATTGCCAGCTTTCCGGTCCTGTGCTTGTTTGCATCATAATCTCCTGTAAGCACATCGGCCAAAGCCGCTTTTAGTTTGTTAGTGACGAGGTTCTTTTGCCAGGGCCCCCTTATTATCCTGTCACGCTCAATATTATACTCATCAATCCTGAATTTTCCCAGGTAAGGATTTTTATCCCCTCTAATAAGTTCAGTTATTTCCATTTGCTCACGTCCCATTTGGCCTTGCCATCATCAAACTGTGCATCATAATCTGTTGCAAGCGCAGTGATAGTTTCTGTCAGCGTTATTGATGGAGTTTCAGTTGTTTCCTTGTAATCCGTTGAAGTTTCCTGAAGCTGCAGAACATTTTCCACTTTGAGCTTTCTAATTTCTGAAAACAGATTTGCAAATGTGGAGTAGAAATCTTCGGCTGCTGTGCATTCTATTCTCACCGTGCTGATCTTGGGATCATTTATCTCATATGAAACAGACAGCATTGCCTGACCTTCCAGGGTGACTCCAGGGATTGAGATTGATACAACTTCCCCAGCCTTGAGTCTCTTTCCAGGAGGATTGATTGTCAGCTTGGAAGAGTTTGAAAGCGCATATTCAATTATTTTTTGCTGGGCCAGCATCAGCGCCGTATCCGTGTCTTTTATCGATAGATCAACAATCGGGATATCTGTATGGTGAGAGAACATCTTTGTCCCTGAAGCACCTTTTACAATCTGGACCCCATAATAAGTCTTGAAGGCCATTTTCCCTGTGGCGCTTGTCCAGGATGATCCAGTTGAATACTTGTGGCCACTTGCAGTCGTGTTGTCATGCGCCACTTTGTAAGTATCAGCCGCCGTTCCAATCATATGGAAAACTATCCAGTGGAGCTTTGTCACGTTTAGTTGCACGTCGATATAATCAAGTTTTATCCAGGAGCCATCAGTTGAAACGTTTTTGGCTGCTGTTGATCCAAATCCTACAATGGCGCCAGTTGGCCCTGAATTGTCCTCAACTATCGAGAATCTGAAGGCATCGAGAGGGCTGCCCACCTTTTTGACATAAGTCTCAACATAAAGCACGTTTGACTTTGAAGGCTGGAAAGAAGACGCATAATACTTATCATGAAGCGAAACTTCAGTTGTTGTAGTCGCCTGGCTCTGGTCCAAAAAGCCTTGCTTTCCCCCCACAACAAATACCCTGTCAAAGAACTTTGAAGTGTCTCTTTTGATTGATGCATTAACTATTTGGGCTGGGGTAATTGAGTGGGATACTTCAAGATCGCTTGGGTCATAAAAATGAAGATCATCGTTTTCATCAACATAATAATCAGCGCCAACAAGCCTTGCAATCTTTTCAATGGCCTGGGAAACATACTCCCACGCAAAGGAAACAAACGGTATTTGGTCTAGAAATTCTTCAACATTAGTTGTTGATATCTCCGGGCAATACCTGTAAACTAAATCAGTGATTATATCAGTTGCAGTTGTGTTGTAGTAAACTTCAGCGCCGGAAACAATTGTCTGACCAAACCTAACTGATCCATAATCTTCCCCGCTTAGGGCCAGTTTGTTGCTGCTATAGCTATCAATATCAAAGTCAATCCCGGTGATAAGGCCATGGAAGATTTTAGTGACTGGAGGATCATTTTCATCGAAATAAAGGTAGACATTATCGCCTATCCCAAACTCTTCTGAGATTGATCCATCGTTATTGTTCAAAACAATTTCAAAGTAGTCTGATCGTTTTCCTTTCTCATCAGTGAACTTTGCATACTCCACCGTGTAGTTATCCTCTAATACAATATCATCAACATGTATGGACCAGAATAATTCCGTCCTTCCTGTGCTTGTGACATCAATTGTGAAATATGCTGCCGATTGTATTTCAAGTGTTACCGGATCTGTTGCAATAACTTCAGAAGACCCATAGCCTATCGCGGTGATAATCTCGATATCAACATCCGCATCAAGGACTACCACAGAGCCATATCCAGTAAACGTAACTAAGCTTGCATACCCATAATCTGTGTCAACTTCCAAAGATGCGGATGCCTCAAAAGTGACTGTGCCTCTCCATATTTTTAGGGCCAAAACTTCTGATGATACAATACCCTCAAATGCGATCAGTTGGGCATAATCCGTTACAGTAGTTACGGAAACAGTGCCAGCGCCAATAATCTTTAGTATTTCAATATCCTGAATCCACCCTTGGCCGGATGATCCGCAAAGGATAACTTCCACATCATAATCAATATCCTGGGAAACTCCTAAAGAGGCACCAACTGCCTCAATGCCAATGTGATATTCTGTTATTGCTGCAACTTCAAAACTTGATTCAGATGTATATTCTACAGTGCCATCATAGGCGTAGACCGTTAGCACCTGGAGTGATCCGGCCCCATTACAGCGTATAAACTCAAAATCAGATACCCAACCTGCAGCAGCAGTACCGCATAAGATAACTTCAAGATCAATATCTTCGTCTTGCTGTGAAGGTGTTGCGAGTGCTTCGCATGTGATTGTTAGTCCATAAGTTGTTATTGTGCTTACTTCAATTGAAGCTGCTGCGGTGTAGTCAATATCTAGGACTTTGTTTGTTTCAATTGTTACTGTGCATTGGCCTTTTCCAGCTGGGCCATCATAGGCGACACTATAATTTGTTACAGTAGTTACGGCGACAAGTGATTCGCCGCCTGCAGTCACTGTTTCTACAAAAGAATCCACATCTTGCTGTATTGCCGTTCCAACACTAACGTATTCAATTGTAACATGAAGCGCAGTTAGAGATTCTGCTTCTGAATTTCCAGAAGATCCAAATGAGATTTCTTCAACTTCATTGAAATTTGCCGTTATGCTACTGGCGCCAGTTGCTTCATATGCAATTTCTGCCGAGTATGAAGTGGGCTCAATAATTGTGATCGATGACTCGCTTGAAACAAGGATAACTTCAAGATCAATATCTTGGTCCTGTTGTGAGGGTGTTGCAAATGAGCTAAAATTTACTGCAGCACTAAAAGAAGTTGCACCACTATACTCAACTTGCCCATTCCCAGTAAAAGAAACAGTTTCAGAATATATCCTGTTATCTGATTCATCAACTGAGCATGCGGCGCTGTAGGTGATTGTTGTGCCATACCCAAATGCCGCCGTGACTGTGCATGTTGCAGCCGTTGTTGCTGTGATAAGTTCAATATCGGAGTCTACATCTTGTTGTGTTATTGTTGCGTAGGAAGTGTAGCTCACAAGCAAAACTAATGTTGCCGTTTGTGTAACAGTTATCGTTCCTGTTCCAGTGCATGTTGCTGTTGCGGCATAAGTTATCCCAGGAGTTACTGCAGCACTTCCTGCCCCAGTGCATGTCATCGATGCTGCATAAGTGATGTTGCCTGTAGCTGAAGCGGCACCTTTACCAGTGTATTCCACTGTATCGGTGAGATTTTGAGATTCTGTATAGTCAATTACGAGCTTTGGGTCCTGTGACGTCCCGGACTGCTCGGCAGAATATACAGTGACAGAATAAGCCGTGGCCATTGAAGGTGCGGTATCCAAATAGTCATATGTGTATTCCCTTACACAAATCTTTGTGATCCCAGTTTTGCTGATGTCAGATTTTCCTGCCGAATCTAAGCTGATGGTGAGGTACCCAGAGCTGCTTGTTGACACGGTGCCGTAAGAGCTTCCGCTGTATGCTGTGAAATCCGATGCGCTTAGTGAACTGCCCTGCGTCCCCTTTTGAGCGCAGATAGTCGGGCTGTTGGAGGCAGAATATTTGTATAACGAAAAATCGGCAGATGTCACCGTTGCATTGTCTGGCAGTCCTGAGGTATCAAAGTAAAAGAATCCCCTTCTTATAGAGTAGCCATTGCCACCAAGCTGCTTGTCAAATGAAGCAGTGGTGCTTATGATAACTGATGTGGCAGTATCTGTGACCGTATTGCCTGTTGATCTTGCAGTAGACCATGTCCCAGAATATGCCCCATTTACCTGGCCGTCTGCAGTGGAAGTGTAATACGTTGTAGAGTCTATGTAAATTGTTTTCTTACCTTTGAGCTTTTTCCCATCCGGCAGAAGGAGATTATGTTTTTGGATTAAGCCTACCCAGTTTTTGGCCTTATCGTCAAGGTATTTAACATAGAAAATTTTGCCATCTTTTTTTACTATTCTGTGGCGCAGAGGATGATTGGCATGCTCGGAATTTTCTACCCACATTCTGGGCCCGGGCACAAAGATCTTTTCTTTTGTATCCAGTTCGAAAGTGAATGTTTCAGCCTTTTTCCCTTTCGCCCGGAAGCCTTTCAAATGGAGCTCGTACCAGACTTCGACATCCTCTAGAGGGATCTTTCCAGTGTCAATTACAACTGCTTCCTGGATATAGCATTCATGAATCCTATTGTAGATCCATATGCCATCTGAAATAGAATGCTTTAGCTCGTAATCGCTTAATTTCTCAATCTTAGAAAAGCTATCAAAAGAAAGTTCTTTTCCGTTGATCACGATCTTTCTGATGCTTGCCTCGTACTGGTGATCGTAACCTTTTCTAAATCCAAAATATTTTTCTTTTTCCCCATCAGATCTAAATCCGATGGAAAACCTGTTTTTATCCATTATGAACTTGTCTTTTTCCTTTCGGACAGTTACATCAATTGTTCTCAGCTGATTACTTTCGTCTTCATAATGGATGAGCTTTTCGTGAAATACCCTTCTAAACTTTCCTGGCCCTATCTGAAAAGTCTTAGAGGTAAGGGTCCTTTTTTCAACTACCTCTTGCCCCCTAGTGACCCCAGATGCTTTGTAGTCGTATTTGGCCAGTGTATCACTCGTTTAATTATTCAAAAAATAAAAAAAGAAAAGATTAAGCCCTTGATTCAGTTTCCTTTATCGTTATGGCCAGAGAGTCACCGTTTTCAACTGCTTTGGTCGCAGAGAACTTGTGTCTCATCAGCATGTTACCGCTTGATGCGGCATCGAAGACCCCAACTTCATTGACTGAAAGAGATCCTGTGAAACTGAAGGTCTTAGTCCACTTTGCCTTGTAGTCAGCCTCGTACTCACAAGTTGCTGCAGCCCTTGCACCGCCGTTAGTGGTGATCTCTGTCACAAGCGCTGTCTGATCGTTTGCCTCGTCAGTCGTTCCAGACCCCAAGGCGACATATGTGAAAGGCGTACTTGCAACTCCGTTTAGGAGTTTGGCCTTAAGCTCTAATCCTTTATTCGTTATTGTTGCCATTTTCCTTCCCTATAGGATTTAATTTTTCGTTTCCCTCTTCTTTGATTTTGCCATCCTTTCCGATAATCTGCCAATTGACTAGATAATCGGTTTTAGTTTTTGATTCCATTAGAATCCTATCCTGCCAACCCTAGTTATTTTCTTCATGATCTCTTCGGCAATCCTGTCGGGATCGCCTGAACCGTTGATATTGAAAGTATTGTTGATTACTACCCCTTTGCCTTGAAGTTTTGATCCGTCTTTGAAGGCCAGTATATTGTCATCTGGGTGAAAGTTTACGACGTCACCTGTTTTAGTGATTAGTGCATCACCTGCGTAGTATTTGCTTCCACCTGCATCGAAACTACAGACCAATCCTGAACAAGAGTTACGGGTCACATTTGAAACTGTGTTGGCCCAAGCCTCGCCCTTTGTTGCTGTGAAAGCTGCATTTTCATTTCCCAAAACATTGTACCAGGCCATTCCACCTGAACTACTTCCAGAGCCATTTCCATAAACAGTTCTTTCGCTGTGACCGTCACTGATAGTTGTGCTTGCCCCGTATGTTCGACATCCGCCTCCCCCTCCTCCACCACCGGAAGGTGTCAGCATCTGCCTAACGGTGTTCATGGCGGAGTTCATGTATTGGATTGCCGATCCTGCAGTTTGGCCTAACTGATTGACTTCAGTTCCAGTCTTAGTTGTCTGCTCCCTGTAGATCTTTAGGAGTTCATTTGCAGAAAGCACGTTTTGAGTGTTGTTTTGGACTGCAGTGCTATTGTCTTTTTTGCTTTGCTGATTCTCAGTTTCCGTCCTGATGCCTTCACGGAGCCTTGACAAAGCATCGGCTGCTGATTCTTCCTTAGGAATATCCACCCCTGGACTTTCCCATTTGCCCCTTCTGGCAGCTTCATATGAGGTGTATTCTCCAGCATTTTCATATTGCACCTGCTGGCCGGCATAGTCCCAAAGAGCCATGCCCCCGGGATCTGCCATCCTCAATCCCATATTCATGATTTTATCAAGATGCAGATCTTTGATAAGAACGCTTATTCTTGAAAGCGCATCTTCAATCATGCCCAAAATATACGATACCCTGTCAAAAGCATCGGCAAGTTTTGTTATTGCTTCCGAAGAGGATGTTACCCCGGTGAGCTTCATTACTATGTTTCCTATCTCGGAGCCTAGACTAAGAGAGTGCTGCAAAAGATTTCCGAAAGCATCGACCAGGGGCTCGATCTCCCCTGATTTGATCATAGATGAAATCTTATTTGCAATATTCTCTAAAGTTGGGCCTATCGTACCAGTCAATTCTTCCCCAAAAAGTGTTTTTAGATTCTGGACCTGATTCTCAAAATTTGCAAATATCCCCGCAGTTGAGTTCCTTAGAGCCTCTGCACTGCCACCAAAAGATTTTTCCATCTGCTTGGCGAGGTAGTCCATTTTTTGTGCTGCCGTCATTGATTTCATGTTGACTGCATCAAGCACTACACCATTTCGCTCTAATGTCAGCGTGCTGCCATCAAGGGCCATTGTGATCTGATTTGTTGCAGATTCTAGATCTATCCCTCTTGCAGCTGCATAGTCTTCTGCAACTGATAACAGCTTGAGTGATCTTTCGTAATCTTTTGTTGAAGCGATCAGATTGTTGAAACTTTTCCTTACAGAAGTATCGTCAAAGGAAGTTAGATCAGAATGCTGTGTTATCAATTTTTCAACTTGCCTTGAATAAGATTGCAGCCCGGCATTTTTCATAAGATTTTGTGTTTGGGATTGGAACTTTGATTGCTCGATTGAAAGCTGCACCATCTCACGGCTCAAGTTTTGCACAGCAGCGACACCATGCGTTATGACTGCAGTTGCCAGTGTACCCATAGCAACTTCTGCCGCATGGCCCAAAGAATACATTGCCCCGCCGACTTTTCCACCAGCTTTTTCAAGGCCGCCTAAAGCGCCCTGGACATTTTTTATAGGGCCTGATGCTCTGTCTTCAGCCGATACTGTTATCTTGACGTTTTGTTCTGCCATGATGCTCTTTTCTCATCCTAATTAGTTCTTCGGCCTGGATTCTCTTTTCTTCCTGAGTGCCTTCCGGATTCTGGTACAATACGTATCCCCTCACTAATCTTCTTTTTTCCAAGATTGTGAGTTTTGGTATTTCCCATACTTTGTACCCAAGCTGGTGCAGCACCTGCTCCTCAAGGAGCCTTGCCTTTGCTTCCAGACTCGGGACGAAAGGATTCTTTTATGTCACTGATATCCAAGAGTTTTTGGACAAGATTGGCTATCGCCTTTGTCTTCCCAAATCTTTTGATTTCATCAGGCGAGAGTCTAGGCTCAACAATATGCGCCGATAGCACCTCATACCCTTTTATTGGGTCAGACAACTGTGCTATCTCGCCCTCTGGAATTGGTATGATCTTGACTTCTTTTCCAGGCTCTATCTCAATAACGAGTGATTTCAGCTCCCCTTTCTCATCCCGCTCGTGCAGGAAGTATGATTTCTCAACTATTGCCATAAATTGCCTCACCAGTTGGTCTTCGCAAAAGGGGCCTCCCACAGAACTTCTGCGGATGTGCCAGAGAATCCAAACTTGTAGCTGACTTTTGTGTCAAGCGGGAATATGGCACTGTAATCTGAGAAAATGCAGTTTGAGAGGGTGATCTTCATAGTGTCTGCTGTCGTGTTGACATACCCTTTGTCAATTACGATATCCTTTGGAGTCAGAGTTGCCCCTGTGGAGGTGCCGCCAAGCACCAGCTGCTCAATTTCATCTGCTGTTTCAGAGTCGGGTATGTATGCTGTGATTGAACCGTTTATTGCCTCAAACTTTCCAGAGTATGCCGTTGATGGCGACCTATCCGAAAGGCCGTGCCCAACTTCAACGCTCCTTGAGATAGTAAATTCTAGATCTGTGATGTAATCTATGCCGCTTATGTTGCCTATTGCATATGTGAACTCATGAGGCTTCCATGCCCTTGCATCATCAATTGCAATTGTTGTTGGTACCGTGAAGGGATTGTTTAGATTAAGGTCCTTCCCGACGATGTCAAGTGTACCTGAAACGGGCTCGTTTAATCCCATCTTAAAAGATAGGCTTTTTGCGTAGCATCCGAGAATCTGCGCAGTTTTGTCGTTTGCCCCTTTCATGAGGCAAGATGTTGTGAAAGGGATTGGGGTGCCAGAGGGTGATATAGTCCATGTGTAGGGTGCTGACACTTCCAAGGGATCAGCATTTGCAATCCCCCCGAGCATAAGGGCAAACGGTAATGCGCTGTTGTAGACAAAATCTATCTTGCCTCTTGCCTTTGCAGTATGATATGATATCTCGGAAGGATATGCCATCGCTGCCGGATTCACAGCAGTGATCTGATTTTCAAGGCCATATTCGTATTCTGCGTCTAAACCTAGAATCTCATCGACTAGCGTTGTTGGTGCAGTTGGGTCAACACCAGTTCCCCAAGTTTCCTCTTTTTTTACAAACACGTCTCCTTTTATGTATGCCATAATTTTCACCTATATATCCCGTACCAGACAAGGTACGTCGATTTTCATTGCATTCACAGAAACACCATTCCTCTCAGTTGCTGCCAGATCGAAACTGATATTTCTGCCATAAAATGTTCCAAAATAATCGCAAGTTGCAGACCCTGATTTGTTTTTTAGGTCTGGATTGCTTCTTACTGTATCAATAACCCCGGAATAGATCGTGCCCATTTTTGAAGTGCTTAGAGTCTGCTCTTCGAAGATCACAAAGCGGACATAGAACTCAATCTGCTTGTTAGGGTATGATAGCGATATTGAATCTATGTTCCCTGCTATCATCTCGATAGATACCTCGGGAGTTTCTAAAGAAGTAGAGAGCTTCGTAGGCCTGGTCCATGTCTTTACAGAAGAAAGTCCGCTTGCTTGGGCAAAGATCCTCTCAACATTTTCCAAGAAGGTGATAGGGTCAAAGCTCATCCTAAGACGCTCCTCATCTTCTTCGGCAGATGCTCCAAGATCAGCTCCTTCCTAATCTCAATCTCCTTTCTTGAGATTGTCTCTTCCGAAAGGGTATCGTTTTCAAAAACAACCGATGCGTGAGTTATCTTTGTGGTGCCTGCCTTCTGCCTTTGCTTTAGGTCTGACTCAAAGAGCTTCTCGCATGTGTAGAGCGTTGCAAACTCTGATGCGAGGATTGATTCTTTTGTGCCTTTAGCATATCCGTATGTGAGCGATATGCTAGCCTTTGATCTTCCGATGGGCCATGATGAGACTTCAGCGCTGGAGGTCAGAATCAACCTGTCATAATCCACTACTACACTTGTTGGAGTTACTGAAACTCCGTCAATCTCCAGGGATTCTATGGATGTGATGGGTGCATACTTTCGCAAGTAAAACCCATTTGATTGCATAGCGTAATATCCGTAATCCGCTGATGCAAAAAGGTCCCCCGCCCTTATGTCAATCGATTGGTCTGTAATGCTCTTGGCCCTAAAAATAAGGCCAGTTAAGGATTCTATTAGAGCGTCTGCTTCATCAAGCCAATAGTTTCTAACTTTTTCAGCTGTAATGTGGGAAACTTCAGAGATCTTTTTTGGGCCGGAATAGTTGCCTTGGCCTAAAAGATAGGGCCTAGTCTTTATGTCGGCTGGGTACTCCCTTGATACTTCGTTTAGCTCTGTTGCTTCTATGTCGCTATCAGAAATCAAAATGGCAGTTATACTCTCTTCCAAATTTAGGGCCTCTGCTAGGTCTTCCAACGTACTATCTGCCAGATCGAACTCGACCTCGGTATCAAGGCTCAAAGTTAGTATAGAGCTTTCAATCCAGAGAGTCGCATCGGAATCTCCTGAATATGCAATTGATAGGGCATCCATTTTTAGGGCCTCGTGAGCCAAAGCAGTATTGATATTATTGAGAAGACTATCCCGCCGCCAACGGCAAACTCGACTATGGTTATGGCGCCTGACGCCCTGTCCTTCCATGCCTCAATAGAGCTAATCCTTTCCTCATGCCCCTTGTATGATTCGCACTGGTCGTTTAGCTTCTTCTTTATCCATGTGAGGTCTGTCTTTATCTCTATCAGGATGTCATGATCGGCGGGGCCCATATAATGCCTCAGTAGCCAACGGCCCTCCAGATGCCGTCAGCATCTGCAGTTGTAACTATTGTCACAGCACTGCCAGAGCATGGAAACGATTCGTTTATTGCGGCGGCGTCTGCAACTACAGCAGAACCCGTGAATTCAATGCTCATGGACTCACATATGACAAGTCCTGTGTTTATGTCCCCACCCGTATCTGAAGAACCGTTAGTGAAGGTGCCCCAGGTAGTTGCCTTGTCACCACTCTTTCCATATCCCTTTATCTCGCTAGAAAATGCCATCACTTCACCTTCTTATCCTTCTTGAGATTCCCAAGCTCGATTCCCTCTATCACAGTGAATCCGCCTTTACTTTTGAGCATCTCTATGTCTTCTGGAATTCTTACCTCGGAGACCTTGTCCCGTCCGGTAAACTGGTAAACTATCCCAGTTGTGCCTTGGACGGTATAGTAGGTCTCGGGCCCATCGTATCTAACTTTAGCCATGGTAATCGCCTAAAATAAAAATAGGGCCTATTTCAGACCCCTGACCTTTCCCTGTGCCATGAACCTGTCGCACCAGATCTCGCCTATCCAGGAGAAAACTCCTTCAGTGCCGAACTTGTTCTGGATGAATGGGTCGCTTGTCTCGACGTATGTTATTGGCTTTAGAACTTCGAGAGAAATGTGGTCCAGATCCAGGATGTATATCCTTGAGATTGTATCCTTCGGGACGTTGTTGCTCCTTAAAATTGGTATGCCATCAAACGTTGCAACTGGAATGCCTGCCTCTTTTCCTCTGACCTTTATCCCATTCACAGTAAACTCGATGTAGGCATCAGGTGTGTAGACCTCCTTTGGCCTCTCAAGCTGGGCTATACGCTTGGCGGTGTCATACCCTGTGAGTATCGCCTTGTTCTTTCTGCCCCCTCCGTCCCAGTAGGGCTCGCATTCTGCTATGACGTCATCTATCATGGACAGCGTTAGGGTCCTGTCTGTCTCTGTACCGGATGATCCGCCATGCGAGACATTTGAATCGGTCCAGCTTGCAGCAGCGTCCCTATCTAGGCCGTAGACATCCCCCTCATTTGTGGTAAGCTCTGTTTCTGAAACTTCAGAATAGGATGAGATAATCCTGTCAAGTGGTGTTATTATGCTGCCATCAGTTGCTGAGCCGTCTGCGTCAGCAAGGATGTTCCTGTTGAGGGTGTTCCTGAACTCATCTGCCGTATATGAAACAACGTCCGCCCACTTTATGGTGTCGTCCTTCTGCTCGAGAAGCCTTTCCATCTCTGAGATGTTTGTGGCCCTTGCAACTGTATGCGGCGTCACTGTAATCTCTGCAAATGTGGGCTTCTTTGTCTCTGGTATTCCCCCATCCTCTGTTATGTGACCTCCAGTGGTAAGGCCTGCGGCAGTCAGCGCCCTGTAGCCTGACTTTGACCATGGTCTCTTTGGAAGAAGCGCAAAAGCGTTTGATTCGGTGACAATCTGGGAGTAAAGTGTTGCCCCAAATAGGACGTTTCTCACTCCAGTTGTTGATGTCAATACGGGGGCGTCAGACTTTGAGAGCTCTATCTCCTCTGCAATGTCGCTTGCCCTGTTATACTTCTGGAATACCTTCGGGTCGACCCCTGATCTTTTCAGGGGCTCCCAGTAGTAGTAGTCCAGCATGTCGTCGTAGCTCTTGAAAAATGGTGCTGTCATTAGATCCTCTTCTCGGATAGAATTGATACTATGTCGCCAGCGGATATCTCCTTCTCAGAGACACCCTCTGACTTCTGCACCGGCCTGAAGTCTGAGAGTATCTCCTTTTTGATCTCCTCTCTGATCTTTTCAAGCTCTAGTTTGGTGTCTTTTTTGTTTTCCGTGGCCCTAAGAATGCCAAGGATCTCATCTATTCTTGAAATGGGCTCAAGCCTCTTCTCAAGATCGTTCCTGTATGCCTCAAAGTCAGAGCGTGTAAGAAACTCTGGCTCCTTCTTCTCAGCATTTGTAACTTCTTCTGGCATCTCTTTTTCCTCTTTTAAGATGTCAAACTGCGCCGCCGGATTTGCACCTGAGCGGCAGATGGTGACTGCAGAAAGGTTTAGGTCAGAAACTATCCTTGTGCATCCCTCGCTTGATCTGCAAGGCCTGGAGTTTAGGACGTTTCCAGAAATGGAATAAGATCTGTAATCGCCCTTCTCTATGGCCTTTCTGACCTCCCTGCAGTACTCCGTGTCGTCCCAAACTTTAGCAAGGACGAACAGGGCCTCCTTTTCCTTCTCAAGGCTACAAAACTTTGAAAGCTCTTCATCGTTTGGCGACCTTACCTCTGTTTTGTAGATAAGGCCCTTCTTTTCAAAGGACTCGACAATCTCACCGACTATCTGGTCCTTGTGGTCGACTGTAACCCTTGCACGCTTCAAAAGCTCTGGAAGGGCCTTCTTCACTGCGTCAATCCTTATGACGTCCCCCTGGCTATCAAGCAGTTCTGCCGAAGCTGGGCCGAATATGAAGAAATCTCCTTCCTCGTTAACCTTGAAGAACTCGCCCTGAAATCTGAATGAGTCTTCCATGATCTAAACTTCTACTAGCTTTTTGATCCTATCATTAATCTTTAGAACTGTCACTTCAAGCTCCTCCATGGCGGAGTTGTAAAGGAACATAGTTCTTGTCATCTTCCGCTTCATTTGTACACCTAATGGAGGCGGCTCGACAAACTTTGCATACATCGCAAGCGCAGAAACATTTGCAGAATCAGTTGTCCTTGCAGGCGTTATTGACTGCCTAAGATTTCCTGTTCTAACTGGCGATCTGGACTTTGAAAGATTAGAGGTCCTAAGGGCCCAGTTTGCAATCTCTTCAGAAACTATGCTGCCAATTTCAGATGGAGCCTTTCCAAGAACAGTTTTCAAAGGCTCCGCCTTTACATCAAGTGAAATATTTATCATATGTAGCTTTTATGTTTTCAATGGACGTATCATACTCCGGAAGCGGCTTGTAAGTGATGCCGTTGTCCCCCGGATATGGCTTGTTATGGAACACTTTGAGAATCCATATTTCGTGGGGTATGCCTTCCGGGAACGCATCGCACTTGTGCTCCTTTCTGTAGTGGGTGCACATAAGGCATAGATTAATCCCTCTTGTAATGCCTTCACCAGCAACAAACCTGTTATTTGGATCATCCTTCTTAAGCTCTGATATTTGTATCACCTAGGTAGTTCACATCATAGATTTTGACCTTTATATTTTTTTGTCCTTCCGGGTCCAGGCCTTCATTGTACAGTAGTTCTTTTTCAGATTCTGTAAGATCCCTGAAAGAAGTGTTATTTATGTGGAAAATTGATCCATTTTGCAGTATGACTTCCTCCTGGGTGTAATCATATGAATTTCCAATATAGATGACCCTTGTTCCGTAAGGAACGTGGATTTTTAGCATTGTTATATGGCCGTCGCTAGCGTGCATGTAATGGTAACCAAAAGCAAGGGCAATGCCACTATCCTTGCTTGTGCTTGAAAATCCTTTATCATCGAAAATATCCTTTAGCTCAGGATCATTTGGATCAAGAATATGATCTAATATGTCAGCTTCATCAAGGCCCCTCCAAAGGACAACACCCTCTTCCTTGATTTTGCTCCCTTCTAGATTGAATATCTTTTTCATTGTTTCAATCGCTTTCAGTGCACGCTCTATCTGAAGTTTGTAGGATATCCTTTTTAGATAATCTAAGGGGTGCCGTAATATCGTGTTTATGTAATAGGATGTGGAGGAGTATTCCCAGAGCGCATCTTGCATCTCTTCTGTGAAGTCTTTCCTCTTCTCAGCTGGCACATCGTCCCACCTTTTGGTAGCTGGCCCTATCCGGAACTCATAGTAGCACCTGCAGTTAGGATGAATCGGCGGATTGCCAACTGATGTCTCTGAATCAATTTGAATCCATCCCTCTTTTGATGCCTGGACACAGCTGACACATGCAAGGCCGTCTTCAGTAAAAATGAATCTCTTCTCAGTGGCACCAAGATCCTTTGCAGCCCGCTCTGATGCGAAGCTGAATGCTCTCGTTCCCTCGGTCCTTGCCACCATCTGCCAGTAGTAAGAATCCCTTCTTTCGAAATACTCTTCTGATAATCTTTTTCTGACCGTCTGCCAGTTGTAGCCTTTTAGTATTTCTGCCTCGATAATCCTGAATATGTTCTCCTTTTCCCTCTCCTCCCACTTATCGAAAAAGGGCGAGACATAACTCTCAAAATACTCCTTTAAGTATTTCAGTATGTTTGGATTGATATCATCTTTTGAGATTATTTTTGAGTATTTAGAAATTGTATTCAGGTAAGCATGATTAAAAATAAGATGAATATTGGCCCTAAGATTGGCGTCCAGCTTTAGTGTAACGTCTGATACAGCCGGAATTATTTCATTTTCAAGATTGGCCCTATCCTTTGAAATGTTTTCCAGAGTTTGAAGCAGGCCATCCTCATAATCCCTTGAGATATGGAAGAGTGCATCCGCAAGATCATCAAACAACTTGTCTAGCGGATCTTTCTGTTTTTCTATCTTTGGGATGGATTCTTTTGGGTTTGTTTCTTTTGTTATGATCGGATTAATGGTGCCATCGTCTTCTATCTCAATCTCAAGACCGGAACTTCTGTAGATGGCGACAGTTTCGGCCCTTAGCTTCTGGACCAACGCCGACTCTTTCTTGTCTTCACGCTCTATCTCATCAAAATCAAAATACCAGTCCGTTATTCCAAGAGCTGAAAGCAGAACAGTGTTTATGGACTCAGAGATAGTCCTCATCCATGCCTTTGTGGTGTTCGCCATCACGTCAATCTGCAGCATCGGATTGTTCCCTGCTTTGCCGCTCTCAACTGTGCCTGCAAAGACTGGCGTCACACCGTAATTTGAGAGGAGCATGTCACGATAGTAGCGGTGCCACTCCAGAGCCTGGAGCTTTGAGGGATCAGAAAGCACGTCATGTATCTCTATCTTGCCTTTCGAGTTTCCCAGGAAAAGATTGAATAGCTTTGAGCCTATGCTTTTTCTTTTCTCGGCCATCGATGCTATTGCCTGCTCTAAGGACGCCACTTCGTCCTGCGTATAGCCCTCGAAGGCGAATATCTTTGCGAGGGTACCCTTCTCAAAAGTGTCACGATTCAGGAGGTCTAGATTTAGGGCCGCTTCTATCTGATTTATGCATGCCTGGATTATTGGAGTGCCGTATTCATCCGGAAGTCTCCTATTGAAGTGGCCCTCTATTATCTCTCTTTTGGAGTAGCGTCTTCTTATCCTGCCCCCGGAATAAAGTACGTATGCCGTCTCCCAAAGTTCTATTTTATGCTTGGGACACTTCCCCTTTGAATCCGATAAATATTCTTCATCAAGCAGATTGCAGATGGGGCAAAAATACGACCAATCAGAATCGCCACGCTTAACCTTCCCAATCAAAAGAGGATTCTCAACATAGAGCGCCTGGGGCTCCTCCATTATGAAATACTTTCCCCTGTCGTTCTGCCTTATGTAAGAAAGGGATAGATAATAGTCATCGATACAAAGCTCCCATTTGAGGGCGGATCTTATGATTGAATAAAGATCTATATCTGGATGGGGATTGTCTATGAACTTCTCAAGCTTATTTTTCTGATTCAAATCTGGCCTTAAAATTGGGCCGCTACAATCGCAACTAACATCTTTTGGCCTATCATACTCTTTCCCGCATTTGCTGCACTTAGAGTTGAATAGGGGCTTGATTGACCATCCTGCGTTTGTGACCTCACGGATGATTGCGTTGTGGATTGGCTGGACAAGCGGTGAATGATCACAGTATTTCAGGATCTTCTCTTTTGATATCGTTGGGAACTTCGGCTCAGATGTTTCCTTTAAGTAAAGGTTGCCATCCTGCCCAACTATGGAGAGCTCCTTCTCCAGTAATGCAACTCTATTTTTAAGGCCAGAAATTACTAGGCCATAAGGATTAATTTTTGCAAGAAAAGACAATCAAAGAGTATCTAGACTGGGTAAAGAGTTTATATGAGTTGTCTATCCAATTTGAATAAGCTTAAAAGAAATAAAAACTTAAACATTGCATTATTGATTATAAAGGTCATGATTGCATGGAACTAGAGCTTATCTCTGAAACAAGAGGGATCCTAAATACGGTAGAGGAGCTCACGGCAAAGAAATTCAAATTTATCCCTAACAATAAAATAACTTCTCATGCCAAGCTTAAGATGGCCAGAGAGGACATGGAAAATCATATAATATACTACAAAGAAGGCGTGGATCAAAGAATCAATCACATAATAGCCCACGAGTGCGGCCATATACTTAGAATTTATGAAGCTGCCCCATCCGAGAGACTTATCCCTTATTTTTCATCTAAGAATTATGAACATGCATTTGAAGAAAGCAGAAAGGATATTAATAATATTTCCAAAATTATACCTGAATCAAAACTTAATCAATTGATTGAAATGCTCTTCAAAGGTCTTGTAATGCAGCTTACAAATCAGCCTGTCGACCTAAAAATAGAGAGTTGGATTTACAAAAATTATCCGGGACTTAGAGAAATACAGAAAATCTCTTTCGAATCCCAGCTTCATGAAGCTATTGGAGGGCTGAATGAAAAAATCAAATCAATAACGCCCTCGAAAATCTATGAAGCCTCCCATTCCATGAACTATGCTTATTTCAATGTGCTGGCAAAAGAGACAAAGTTTGAATTGGACCCAACCTATAAGGAATTTGAATTTGAGAACAAAGGCAAATTGCTCATTGAGATTATGGAGAAATATGAAAACAACTTTGAAGGTGATCTAAAAAGGATTGATGACTGGGCCAAAATATTGGATCTTTCTTCGTGGTATGAATGGAAAAAGTTTGAGGCAGTGCCTTCTGACTACGAGTATATGATCTAATAAGAATTGCTACTAAAAATTTAAATAGTATCTTCTTACCAATTAAACAGATTAAATTTGAGGCTACTCGATGTTAATGAAAAAGAATGCAAGGATCATTATATCAATTATTGCCGTTTTATTGCTAAGCGCATGTATATCTAATTCATCTGAAAAACCACCAGCAATAGAGCAAAAAGTGACTGGCCATCCCGAAGCTGACCCCGCCCAAGTTGTTTCTAATACTTACTCCCTATTAAAGGATAAAATTGACCTTAAGATTGACAAGATCATTTACTCAAAGGAAAACGGGATATGTGTTATTTCTCTTGTCAGCAGTGACTTTTCCCCTCTATCTTCAAACGAGGATAATTACTATAAGGATTGCTGTACAATTGCTAAAGAATTATTCGACATGAAAGAAATAGATGCCATTATTTTACCCTATCTTAATGTTTCAAATGCAGGAGAAGTTGAGATTGAGGCATCCTATGGAATTCAAAAAGATTCCCCTATACAAAACTACTGGGAAGAAATATTCCGAGTGAAGGATTACAAAAAAACTGTAGAATTCTTTTTTACGGACATGAAAACATATGTAACAGAAAACTATAATATTACAAATAGAACATTATAAAAAATTAAAATAATTTTTCTACTCGCTTGTCCATCTCTAGCTCTCTTCCGGAAAAGTAGCCCCATTCTTCTGTTGGCCCTAAAACTAGGCCATAGTAGATTATGTCGTTCTCTGGCTTGCCATTTATCATTGAGCCACCTGTCTCGTCCCCTACCCTCCTTATTTCAGAAACTTCAGTTGCAAACCAGTGCCAGCCTGTTTCACTCTTCCAAGCGGCTATTATCTCATTCCCTTCAACAAACTTCTTCCCGTTCATTTCAACTATTGCTGCCGTTTTGCATCACCTGATTTTAGTGAGATATAGATGGATTTATACGTTGTCATTACGAAAAGAGAAAAGAAATAATTTTCCTACTTTTTCTACAGTTTATATATGTGGAAAATGGTTTGAAATAAATGATCAAATCAAGATATATTTTCAACTTTTTCATAAAGTTCGGGTAATCTATCCTCTCTCATTCTAAATTTAGTTCCATGGTTGTGGCCAGTTCTTGCATCAAAATCAATCAGTATTACCCCGTTCTCAATAGCTTTAACGAATTTATCAA